GTCCTGTCCCACCAATCTGGTGAGGAGCTTGATTACAACAGCAGATTTGTGGCACTGCTGAGGGAGTCGTCTAGGCTTTCCGATAGCCTTTCGGTCGGGGGATGTAACCCGAAACAATCTCAACGGACTTAAGATCTTCAAAGTTGAAGTCACCATGGTCCCTAGCCTTCCTATTCCTTGATTTGTAATCTGAGGATTCTGGAAAGTCTAGTGAACTAGTGTTAAAGAAATTCTGGATTTCTAACAGCTCAACGATGGATAAGTCAAACAACATAGACAACTCTACTAGACAGCTGTCATAGTCGGGTGTGATTAGATTTGTGTTGTTGTGCAGTTTGAGGTTGTTGGCAGCATTGTAAGATAAGGATTCTAATATCTTCATGCTAACCCTGTAGTTGGTTTTATTGCAAGTTTGCAAGAACTTGGCCATATCCTGGTAGATTGGGATCCCAGAATATACCACTTCGTACATGTATCCAAGACTAGCATAATAGGATGATAAATGCTTCTGGAATTGTGAGTTAATCATGTGCGGTAGAGATTTCAACAGCTTGTGTAAGTTTTGTACTTGGTAAAACTCCCCAGGCCTTATTTGCATGAATTTGGATGAACAGAATTCTACGTCGTGGTAATCCGAGTGTATTATGAGTTTAGCATCAAAGCCAAAATCTTTAAAAGAGTTAATTAGAAGTCCCCTTTTTGCTCTCGGAGTGCGTATTATGCCGTCGTCCCCATCGTCCATGAACTTCCTCTCCCAAGGGAAGTCGTTGACAATCTCAAAATACCTACAAGCTAACCAGTTTAGGATGCAGTTTTGTAGTCCAGTAAACATCTCACCTGAAGCTAGCATGCCAAAGAAATCAGCCATAAGGCCATTCATAAACTTGCATTTCTTCCAGTGGGACGTTTCGTACAAATGTTCAATTAGTGCATCATCGGGATAGAAATGTCTAAAGATCCTACGCATGGTCCTGTCTAAAAGAGGGACTCTTTGCGTCGATTCAAATTTAGAGAAATCGTTCTCGGTGATGTCTTCATCGGGGGACCATATATCGGCGAACTTTGCTCCTCTTTCCTTCATATTGCAACCCTTTGCAATTTGTGGTAGTTTGGTTAAAGCATGTTCTAAAGGAATTGTATATAGTGCCA